GCTATAACCATGTGAGGTTGCACTAACAACAGCAGGATTTGATTTTGTAATTGCTGATATTGTTTTATCGCATTCTGTAATTATACCATTGTCTTTTTATAACCTTATATACTAATCTCCAAAATCTAGCATATAAGCTTGTTCTACATTAAACTCAAAAGGAATTAATCTTGTTGTTTTTGTGTGATCTTTTACTGGGCCAACATATCTTGTGCCATATCTACGTGTTGCTCCTCCCTGTGGAAACACAGTCATGTTTTCTAATGTTTCTAGTCCATTAGCATATTTCTTAAAATCTATTTGACCAAATAGTTTAGGACTTAATTCACCAGCAGTAAAATTTGATTGAAAAGGATGTACTCTTGCCATTATGTTCTAAAGTCCGTAAATGTTGTTGAAACAAATTCATCTATAAATCCTTCCATTCCATCAACACTTCGAGCTTCAGATAATTTATCTCTGTATAATTTTTCCATTTGAGTTTGTAATTGAACACTACCTGTAATTGGATAGGCAAGATCAGAAGATAATTTAGTTGTTAGTGTTTCAACAAACATAGAATCGAATAATGTAGGATTTGTAATTTTTGCAATGTATAATATTTTTGCTGTACTTTCGTTTGTCAGCAAAACTCTACCATTTGTTGCGTCATTTTCTATCTTAAATATGTAATCTGCAAATTCCATTTCTAATACACGCAGACAATATGGATCTGTAGGTAAGGCATACATATAATCAAAACCGTATGCTGGAGTAGAGCTTAGTTGTGCTAAAGATGCTCTGGTTATAGCAAAGTTCCAAGGATGAGAACGTAATGTTAAATCTCTTGCATCTTCATATAAAGCATTACACAATCTTGCACGTTCTGTATCATCAGTAAGACTTGTGATAGGATCATCACCTAAACGTCTTAGTGCATTACTACATATAGAAACTTCTGTTACCATTATTCACCTTTATGGGGAGGAGGTTTTTACACCCCCTCCGTTTATTGTTAATTATTAATCAACAACGTAGTACATAGTCAGTTCGATTGTACCTGTACCAGCAGCACCACCCATAACAACTGTTACAGGAATACCGTCTTGGTTAGCATCAACAACACTATTTCTTCCTAGTGCTGAAGTTACCGCTACCGCTACTGTAGTAATAGATGTACTTGCAGCCGCTGCAAAGTATTCGTCAACATCTAAAGCAACTGCTGTTCCAGCAGCATTTACGTAAGCTGCGTGTCCAACAGATAGTGTTGTACTACTACCTAATGCGTCATGCGTTAAAGTACCTTCTAGTATTCTAGCACCGTTTGGCAAATTAAACATTTCAATAACATCTCCTGAAGCTAAACTTGATGCTTCGTATAATGCGTAAGCAATACGAATACGACCAGCTTTTTCATTGGTGTTAATTTTTTCAGAAGGGTTATTCTGCGACCATTTTGTTTTTTGTACTGAATAAACTGTAGCCATTTTTTATCCTCCTATTCTGTGCAAGCTATTTCAACGACTTTTTCGTCTTCGATACGTGTAGCACCGATAGTCATTGATAAAAATACTTGCGTTGCATAATTCTTGTCTGATCTTTCGCTGATGCGAGTGTTCACATCTTGACCGACAGCAAGTCCTATACCTGATTGGGTAAATGCTAATACTTGACGATTACCATCTCCGTCTGTACCTAGACGTTGAGTTCTAATAAAATTAAAACCTAAGAAAGTGTTAATTTCGCCTTGTACTAATGCTTTTACACTAGAAAAATCTGCTGAAGTTACTTGTGTTACTCCTAACAAATCAGTTAATTGGCCTGCTGTAACGATACAATATCTTGCTTCGTCTGGATCAATATCATTAGCATCAAGAATTTCTTTAGCTGATAATAATTTTGCAAGTGTTAAACCTGCTGATCCATGAACAACTTTTTGACCAGATGGTAATGCAACACTAGTTCCGCCACTAACACCGCCATAAGCTGTGCCTGTAGCTGCACTAATTATTGAATCATCCATAGCTCTGCCCATTGCCCATGCGCCTGCCATTGCGTATTCTGATTGTGGTGAAATAAGCATACGTACCTTATCTTCATTATCAATCAGGTCTGCCCAGTCGTAATCGTCCATAGTGACTTTACGTCTGGAGTGTGGTGTGTCCATTCTTGGTGTGTCTGAATGACGTGATGTACGTTTTTCAGCGGCAGCAGTACCAATTCTTTCAAAGAAATGCGCTTTACCTGTAACCGTTTCCGATCTAACCGCATCCCTTAATCTTGAACCTTTTTGCTGTGCCAAGTGGAACACATTGCTTTTGTATTGCTCTACAAAAGCGGTAGTGATTTCTATTGACATAATAGTTCTCCTGTTAAGTTAAAAAAATAAACGGTTTTTATCCTTAAATTAGGGAAACCTTACAGTAACGTACTGTCAAACGGATTTTAAGGTATCATACCCACAACTAAGGTTATCCTAGTGGGCCTTATGTTATTTACTTAGTATAACATGAAAGTTTTTCATTTCAAGTTATTTACCACCATGTACTTTTTCATGCAACTGTCTTACTCTTTCTACAGCAGCCAAGTGTTCTGGATGCGTAGGTTGGAAATAAGGATGGTTGTTATTAGAAAATACTTGGGATATTTCGTCTTGCGCATCAAGTCTGGAAACAGCTAGATTATTGTTTTGTGTATTTTGCGTCATATCTTCTGTTACTTCTGCACCTAGTCTTGCAAATAATTTTACGACAGCAGGATTATTGCCAGCTGTTGTATTCATTAACTCAAGAATTTCAGGATCTCCATACACTTGCAATGCACGTTGTGCAGCACGTATATTCCTATCATACTCTACACCCCATTCTGATTTTAATTCTTTTTCTGTTTGTTCTTTTTGCGCTGATAACATAGCAGGTTGTGTATCAAGTTCTTGTTGCATAGATCTGGACTGATAATCCATTAATGCACTTACTTGATTTTGATTTAACCCTATTTCGTGTGCTATGTTTTTAAAATCATTAACTGCGTTTTCGTTAAAGTAAGCTTCCATACCCTCTGGTATTTTTGTTTCATACCCTGTAGGATCATCTGGTCTGCCTAATTTACCATATAATTCTTTGTATTCTTCATCAGTTTTTGGAATAGGAATACGACTTCCCATTTGTTTTTGTTGATGAACAACTGTTTTAGCTAAACTTTCCACATCTTTAAATTGAGTTATAGTTGGATCGTTTGCTAGTTCTGACGATAATGATGCTTTCCAATCAAGGTTATCGCTTGGTGAATCAGATCCAAGAACCGTAGTATCTTGAATTGCCTGATCTTCTGTTGCGGCCTGTTCTTCTGACATATTATTCCTTTCTTTCTTTTATTAAATTAAAAATGCGCAAATAGACGGAGCGCTGCCCTTCTTTGTAGGCAGTATCATGGGAATCGTTACTATAACTAGATCTATCCCCATATGCTGCCTTCAAATCTTTTAACACTTTTTCCCCTTCGTTTGTACTAAAGCATTGTCTATAGCTATCCACAAGATCTCCATGATCTTTATTGATTTCAAAATCGCTGTCTGACATTTATGATAAACCTGCTTCTTGCGCTGCTTGTTGTAAAGCTTGTTGTGCTTGCGGATCACCTGCTGCTTTTGCTGCTTCCGCTTGTTGTTGCGCTAGTTGTGCAGTTTGTTGTTGCGCCATCATCTCTTGTTGCGCCATTTGTTGTTGCATTTGTGCTTCTCTTGCATCCTCTACATCTTCTCTACTTACTAGAATACTGTTAGGAACACCTAATAATTTTGCCCTCATTCTAATTGCTTCGTCATGGTTTATAATTTCCATAACAGATGGATTAGCTTATGCAATATTCATAGCTAATTGATATAGTCTATCTATTGCATTTGCTTCTTCCATGCGTTGTGATCTGGCCAATGGCCCAACATATTCAATATCCATCTTGCTTTCTTGTATGCTTTCAGGCGGAGGGAGAAGCGCACCTGATCTAAACATAATTCCGAAAACACGTTCAATTAATGGGTTTAAGAACTCCGATTGGAATCTTCCCAATGTTGGGCCAAGTAACCTTTGCATAAGTTCATAACGAACTTGTACTTCAGTAGCAGTCATCTGTGGGCCTTCTGACAACTGCAACTGGTCTGAATAATAGGCTTGCCTAATAGCAGTACGTAATTGGGTTTCTTTCATATCTGTGATTTGCCAATTCGTTCCTATTTGTAACGGTTTGATAGCGCCATCATTTCTAATGACTGTAATACCTGCTGGTGTTGTTCTTACTCTACCAATAACACCATCATCTTGTACTAATAAAGGAGGATCTATAGCTTTTGCCCAAGCTTTCAATCCTATTTCTACAGCTTTGTTTAGTGTTTTTATATCAGGTATCGCATTATAGGATGGTGAACGACCGTATGTTTCACCAGTCGCTTTAGACCATCTAGGCACGAGGTAAGGAAATTCGTTGTAACCACCAGTTCTGACAATCATCTTGTCCTCCTCACAAACATGACAACTATGGAAAGGTAATTTTGTAGCTACTTTCCCTGTTGCACGTTCGTAATCTATTGATGGTTCAACAGCATGGATAAAAACAAACTCTTTTTCTGGTTTACTTTTGACAGCATCCAGTAATTTTTTGCCTAGATTTTCTTCACCAAACTCTTGTACTGCCTGTCTAGCAGACAATTTATATTTACGGTAAACAGTATCAACATAACCATTTACATTTTCTTGTATGTAAAATTCATTTATGTGTAATGTTTTAAAATGTATACCACCTTCCGCAAAACCTTTACTATTTTCTTCTACAAGTAAACATCCTGTACCAATAGATGTTAAATCAAGATACATCTCATGTACTTCTGTATTAAAATTAGTATCGTTAAAAGCATCATACATACGTCTAGCTGTATCTTCTAGCCATAACGCAGTATCTCTTTGTTCATTTAATTCTTTATTACGTATCTTTATTGAAAACCAAGGCAATGAAGGAGATGTTAATGTGCCTTGTAAACTTGCAGCCAACAATGTATTGGCAGTAATAGCTGTGCTGTCGTATAAAACTTCTGTTCTTTTTTCGCCTTTTGATCTTACTAATGTAATATCTGCCTTACGTGGCATTACATAATCTAATATTTCTTGCCAATGATCTTCCCACGTATCTCGTGATGAGGACATAGCTGACATACGTTTTTTTACGTAGTCAAATGGTTCTAACATATCCAATTTTATTTTCCTTTTATTACCCTACTTAAAGTTTTTGCCTGTTTCTTGTGTGAGTTAGAAGCTTTATTTAAACCTTTTATTACTTTTTTAATTGTTTTTACTTTTTTCTTTCTATTACCATCCATTATAATGTGCCACCAAGCATTGTTTTTCCTACTTCTGGTTGCTCCAACAATCCTTGACCACCAGTAAGAATAGTAGATGCACGACCTTTTGCGCCTGCGTCTAACATTCTTTTCTTTTCTAATTCAAGCTTTGCTTCTTTTTCTGCTGTTCTATCAGTAACACTTGTATCTATTGGTGGTGGTGTTGCTACTTTGGCTTTCATACCCATTTACATTCTCCTTTTAGTATTCCGTATATTGCTGCATCTACATAGTTGTTATTTACTTTCATTGATTCTCTAATAACACCTTCTTTTATAAACCCAACTCCTTTTAATAATCTTTCATTTCTTGTATAACCATTAACGCACATTGCTGTCATCCTATTAGAATTACATTGATTAAAGGCATAGTCAAACATTAATTTTATGTAACGCTTCTGGCAGGCTCTTGGATCGTCAATAGCCAAATGCACAAAAATGTTATGCCCATCAAAATCTGAAAATAATAAACATGCTTTTATTTGTCCATCTTCTGTAAAAGCTATATGCCTATCATCTTCTTTTATATCTCTCCACAAATGCGCTCTAGGTTGTAACCATGTAAAAGCATCTGCTCTTATTTCTTTATCAACTCTAACTTCAATCAAGTTCTTTTTCTTCGTTCAACAGTTGATCCACCACCTAACATTGTACGACTAATGTTAGCTTCTGTTTCTACTCCACCTGCACCTGTCATAATTGTTCCACCGCCATAACCAGATCCTGCTGCTCTCATAGATTCTGCTGGGGATGGTGTTGTAGGGGTTATTTGTGCTTGTGCTGCTGGTTGTGCTGCTTGACTAACTACTGGCGCAGCTGCTTTTCTTGGTTTACTACCAAATGCTGCTCCTAATATTCTTGCTATACCACCCATTTTTTTCCTATACGAATACGTTAAAATCACTATCAGATGAATATTGTGTTGGCTCGTAATTTTTTATTCTTGCTTTTCTTACAGACATAACTGCATATCTTAATGAAGATATAACGTCATCATGTTTTGCCACAATTTTGCCATCTTTCCTATGATACATTCTTAGTTCTTCTAATAATTTACCTTGATTCCCAAAAATTTTCAATCTATTTGTCATAAACCTTGTATACATTTCCTGTATACCTGCTTCTACAGAGTTACCACCACTCCCTTCTTTTTGTCCTTGTTGCGGTGGATTGCTAAAATGTTCTCGTGTCATGTTGACACCTTCTACTTTATATTGCTCTGTTAAAGATTTACCAGATCCTTTGTCTGCTTGCCTTCCATCCATAGGCCATATAACAGGAATCCAATTCCCTCTTGCTTTTATAGCACTTGCGTGAATAGGTACAGCTTCTTGCGACATAGCATAAGTATCATACACATAAATAATATCACTATCTCTGTCCCAAGTAATCCATGCGGCAGCTGTCGGATGATCCCAACCAAAATCTATTCCACATATTCTAGGCCAGTATGTCGGTATTTCTATTGGATCGCATACCATATCTGATTCTGGTAATGGAAAAACAAGACCACTTCCTAATTGTGGTATACCTTGTTCACGCATTTTACGTTCATGTGGTGGTAACGCAGAAAGTATTTGCTCTCGCACCGTGTCAGTCATATGTGGTGCATCATCCCACCCAGCTTGTATAAGTGCTTGTCCATCCCTAAGATCATTTACAAACTGCGCTACCGTTTCTGTCATACCATTTTCAGGTGTAAAAGTCATATAAACAATACCACCTTTGTCAGCAGTACGTGTTAAAGCTTGCGTGTATATAGAAGATGGTGGTTCTTCATCTAACCAGACTACATCTACTGTTTCCCCCATCCATTTTTCTTTTCCCATTTCATAGGCTTTAAATGCTAACCTTGACCACCCTCCTGTAATATGTTTAATAACAAGACTGTTCATAGCATTAGGTACACCAGCTTTTCTTACTGTTTCTCCTATATACTTAATTGGTATACTACCTGTGCCTTTAGCAGATGGATCATCTGGTTGTCCCACTAATTCTTTTTGACATATATCTCTTGTGGTTTCATTAGACGCACCTCCTGCCCAAGCACGAATGGGCCTGTCAAATCTCCTTCCTTTCCACCAATCAGGATATTGTCCTGTAAGATGCAATGCCATTTCCATTGCTCCGCAAAAAGATTTTCCAATTCTGTTTCCTGCCATTAACAATCGTTGTTGTGCAACGGTGTTGTGAAATTTTACTTGATACTCATACGGTGTATAATATGCCATACGGTTTGTATTTTTACGATACTGTAATTCTCGTGCTATTTCTACTGCTCTTTCTATGTCATTCATAGTTTATCCAAATCATCACTATGTACCATAACCCAGAAACCCTTGCGGTTCTTTTCACACAATACAACAACAGGTGTTTTCTTTTCTAAGACCGCTAACTCTTTTGTATCATCCCACAAAGTAACAGCTGTATGCTTTGCACGTAACTTGCACTCAATAAATAACTTATCGTGTATAACATCTGCTCTTGTTATCTTGCCATTACCACCTGATAACGGTGTCCTCTGCCCACCAAAGAACTGCGCAACCTTCCGCTCTCGTTGTTTCCAAGCTTTATCACCCATAAAGACACTATAACTGATCTATTAACATAACACAACTCCTATGTTATAC